CGGCCGGTGCAAGCACAGGGCACGTGCCCGAGTACTTTACGTGGTCTCCCGAAAAGCGCGCCGCATACGACGCACAAGGTCTTTGGGCCCAAGAGGCACCTGAAATGGCCACGCAGCGCATTGGCATCTTTGGGCCCACAGGACAAGTTCCTGCGGAAGTAGGTGCAGGCCGCCGTGACGTTTTGTACGGCGCGCTTGGCATGCGTCAGTTGCCGAGTATTGAAAGCTCTGGCTCGTACCGCAATTCGCGCGGTGAGTTGGAAGGCAACAAAATGTACATGCCCCGCCCACTGATTGATTTCCCGACGGGTGGAGGCGGCAAAATGACGCCGCTTACGTACGACGCGATGGACCTTGTCGAACACTACCGTGCCCTTAACGACGCACAAGAAGCGTATGCTGTTAACCTTCCCAACACTACGGCCAGTGCGCCAAACAAAAGCGGCGTCCTGTTAGAAACTACGGGTGATTTGCCTATCGGCGAACAACTGTACCGTGGTAGCAGGCAGCCACCAGCGACCAACTTGCAGCTCTTAGCAAGGTGTTGGGCCCCGTAGGGGGCGATTACGTGGTGTCTGCCACAAATCGGGGCGCTTTGGTTATACCAACAAGCAGCGATGCAACGGAAAAAAGCGCAGAAGCCCTACTGGATAAGTACGGCTCGCAGTTGGGTGATGTTTTGGGCGCGGAGCCCAAATTGGCGACCCCGACCAGTATCTACGGACCGGCCCTTGGCCGTTTTGACGAGGATTACAATATCGTGCCTACAGCGCCTTATAGTGGCGAAGCTACGATGGCGTTCCTAGAAAAAGCGGCTCGATTGCCAGAAACAATGTCGCTGAATATCTCAGAAACCGAAGCCGGTAGGTCTGCCTTGCGCCAAAAGTATCTGCGGGATCTGGCTCTCAAAAACGAAGAGGGCGTCGGCTACCGAGGTGACATTCAAAACATGCGCCAATTCTTTGCTGAAGCTAACTGGCCAAAGGCTGTAGAATTGATACGTAAGGGCCTGTCACCCGCTGCCGCCATTGCGGCTCTTGGCTATTCGGCCTCCGCGATGGCGGAGGAACCCGAAGAGTAATCAGCCGGTACTTATTAGCCGACGGTCGTAATACGTTTGGATAGCGATGCGGTGCCTCCGCTTCGCTTGCGGCGTATCCCGATCCTGCGGCTCGTACCCTATTTGATCCAGAGTTTCTTCTGCCTCGTGAAGCTGACCAAGCAACTCTTCGACCGCCTGCGCGTGCGCTTCTTCACCTGCCGCCCGTAGATCGCGGATAATTTTATCATAGTCGAACATTTTTCTTCCTCTTCAATGCTTCCAATAGTATCTCCTGCACGCTCTTCTTCGAGGACAGGCGCTCCATGACCATGTCGTCGACCGTGTCGCGGGCGAGGATGGGGTAGATGTGCACCGGGCGATCGTAGCCCGCCTGCTTCTGCCGCATGGGCCCGATGCGCTCGATGATCTGCATGTGCTCTTCTAAGTTCCAGTTGACCCCGAAGAAGGCGAGGATGTTGCCCCCGTCCGCGAGGTTAAGCCCGTGCCCCGCCGACGCAGGGTGAGCGAATAGTAGCGGCACCCGTCCGGCGTTCCAGTCCCTGATCGTATCAGGGTTAGCGTCCAGCACCCGACCCTGACGGAAACGAGCTTGTAGACGTTCGAGATCGTGCTTGAAGTTATAGGCAACGATAACAGGCGCACCATTGGCCTCTTCAATAATGCTCTCCAGTGCGTCCAACTTCGCGGCATGTACATCCTCCCACTCTCCTACGTCATTCGTGTATATGGCCCCGTTGGCGATTTGCAGGCACTTCTGCGTGCGCACGGCGGCATTGGGTGCCTCGACACCCTCCTCGTTAATTATGGCGAACATCTCCGCCTCCATCTCGTTGTACGCGGCGCGAGCGGCGCGTGGCAGGTCGACGTAGATCGGCGTCGTGATCGGTTCGTCGACCTGAAGGCCTTGGACCGTCAGGCAGATGTCCCGCAACTTCTCCTCGACCTCGCGCTGCGTGTGGTCGTACGGCACGAGGCTGTAGCCGTCGTACCCCTTGCGGAACCACCGCTGCTCGAAGGCGCTGAACGTCTTGCCCAGACGCTCGCCCTTGTCGAGGAACCAGATCTGCCCCCAAAGATCCTTCACGCCGTTCGGCGCGGGCGTCCCTGTGAGGCCGATAAAGCGGCTCCCATCTGCGTGGGCCACCTGACCCAGCGCCCGTGCCCTCGACCCACCCTGACGGATGCGGTAGGACTTCAGGCGCGTGAACTCATCGGCCACCACCGTCTTGAACGGCCACTTGTCGCCAAGGGCGGTGCGCAGCCAGACGAGGTTGTCGTAGTTCGTGCAGTAGATGTCCGCCGGCGTGTCGAGTGCCACCTGACGCTGCTTCGGCGTGCCGGTGACGACGCTGACGCGCAAGTGCGCCAGATGGGGCCACTTCGCGACTTCGTCCGGCCACGTCGACTTTGCGACGCGCAGCGGGGCCAGCACCAGTGCGGGGAAGACGTCCTCGACCAGCGACAGGTTGTCCAGCGCGGTCAACGTGGACACGGTCTTCCCGCCGCCCATCGGCATCCACAATGCGGAACGGCGCACCTTGTACAGGTGCGCCATAGCCTCTTTCTGATAGTCGTGTGGGGTGAAGGTCATTTGAGCATCTGCAATAGCGCCAAACTCTGGCATTGCTCATACGTGAGCTTCGGTGCGCGTTGCCAGATGGCCTCGGCGCGGGTCTCGACTTCGTCGGCTATGGCGTATGCCATTGCCTTAAGTTCTGCCTTGGTGCGTTTCTTTACCATGCCACAATCTCCTCGATGTTGGCGACTTGCTCTTTCCAGTGCGCCACTGTGTCGCGCGGCTGCTGATCGCTGTTAGGTTCGGCATAGATGAAAGCCTCGATGGAGCGGTTGCCGTCGTTGGCGTTCCACGTGTAGCCGTCGGCCAGCCAGACGATGGCCTTGCCCAACTCGTCCCACTCGATCTCGGGGTCTATGCGCGGATCTTTGGCTGCGGCTGCGCGGATGTATTTGGCTGTGAGGTATGTCATGCTTCGAGCCTCCAGCCGTACGACTTGATTGGGCCAGCTACGCCATAGCGCTTGTCGCGGACCTGACGGGTGAACTGGCCGTAGCGGGCAATGGCGCGAGCACGGCTCAGTCCCTCGTGGACTTCTCGGTCGCCGTTTTCGAAGACGGCGTATGCAGTGTATTTGTTAGACATGTGGTTTACTCCTTCGTTGCTGATACGCAGTATATAGCACATGCAATCACAGGTTGCAACCCCCTTAATTAAATAGTTCGCACTTTTTTTACGATTTCGTCGATGTCCTCGTTCGACCGGGCGATGTACACCGGGATGCCGTAGTTCTGCATGCGCTGGATCTCGTGCTGCTGCACCTTGCTGACGCGGTCGTTGTCGGCCTTGATCTCAACAAAGGCCATGTGCGGCCACGCCCACCAGATAAGGCAGTCTGGGCAGCCGTTACGGCCCTCCCAGCGCACCTTGCGGTACTGACCCCCACTCTTCTGCACTTTCTGCTTGAGGTGGTCCTGTAGGCGGCCTGCGGGCGTCATTCCTTCCGGTAGCGCAGGGCCTCAAAGCCCGCAGCGGACAGGGGTAGGCCTATCGACCAGCTCGGGTTGGTCGCCATCATGTTGGCCAAAGTAACGTCGTCGTAGCCCTTGTGGTCCGGCACTTCGCACACCAGCTCGTCGTGCACGCGCAGGACGACGGGGTAGTCGTTCTCCTCCGCCCGGCGCATGCCCGTCATGAACACGTCGCGCGCCACGGCCTGAACGATGTTCTCGACCAGCTTGCCGTAGTACGTCTCCTGTAGCTCCCACTTGCGCGTGAACTGGTTCACACCCTCGTATTGCAGCTTGCCGTCCTCGTCGACGTGCATGCTGCGGTAGCACAGGTACCGCCCAGAGGGCAGGCGGCAGCGCACGTACCTAACTTTGTCTGGGCCGAGCATGCTGTCGAAGCGCACCATTTCGCCGCGCACGGCGAAGCTCTCGCCCTCGGTACGCACGGCGGCGCGAGCCGCCGCCTCGACGTCGTACCAGAAGCGCTTCGTCGCGGGGTGCGCCTTGCGCCACGCGTGCACGATCTCCATGATGGCGTCGTCGTCCATCGCGTCGAACACCGCGCCGCCCATCTTGCGGTAGGCACCGAGGCCGCCGCCATAGCCTCCGGCCAGCTCAGGCACCTTGCCCTGCGTCTGGCGCTCGGCCTTCGTCACGTCGAACGGATCCTTGCCGAGGATGCGCCCGGCGGTCACCTTGTACAAGTCCGCGCCCTCGCCGCGATCGTAAGCCTTAAAGGCCTCGATCTTCCACTCCTCGCCGGCCATCCAAGCCAGCACGCGCCCCTCGATGTTGGACAGGTCGGCGATGACCAGCTTCTTGCCCTTGGCGGCGACCAGACACCCGCGCACGGCAAAGGAGCAGCGCTCGCTTACGTTGTCGTAAATGATGTCCTCGCAGTCGGCCTTAAAGGCGGCGATGGTGGCCTCCTGCACGTCACCGTCGAACCAGTCTGGCGATCGGGGCAGGTTCTGCGGCTGGAAGATCCGCCCGGCGTCACGGCCTGTGCGCCCCGCGCCGCAGAACTGTATCGTCCCGCGCAGGCGGCCGTCCTGTGACGTAGCGTCAATCAGGGCTTGGTACTTGGCGGGGGATGTCGCAGCGGCCTGCTGGCGGATCTCCAACAGCTCGCGCACCTTCGGGTCAAGTTCGCCCTTCAATGCCGTCTCGACGGTGGCCTTGGTCAGGTCGTCCGTCTCAAAGCCGCGATCGTCCTTTAGGTACGTCAACAGCTTTTCGCGCTGCGTCGTGGACGAAACCTGCCCGCCGGTTAGACTGGCTGCACGAGCGGCCAGAGATCCAGAAGCTCGTCGAAAAGCTCGGATTGCTGACTTAGCGAGGTCCACATCGACGGCGACACCACGGTCATTAACTCCTTGGTCAAGTCGCCAAAGGTAGCGCTCACTATGTGAATTGTTCCAATGCGGCACTCGTCCGTATAGGTTTCGCATCGCGTCCACATCGAGGCGGGCGTATTCGATGAAGGCAGTCCACTCATCCGGATGGGTTCCCATGTTGGCGCGCCGGATCTTCCAGTTCTTCGGGCACGGCTTCGTGAATAGCTGTATAAACCTTCTGCCGGTTTTGTCTTTAGATTTATCTTGCGGGACGTCCAGAACGTCGCAGAGCGTGCCCAGAGACGCAGGTAGGCTGTGCGCCAGCGCCATGATCATGGTGTCCTCGACCTTGTCCACGGGTATGCGCACGTCTTGATGGTGCAGGATTGTGCGGTCGAAGGCGCTGTTGTGGATGACGACGCGCTCGGCTGCGTCGATCAGGGACTGGAGGTCGCGCTTCCACGTCGGCCGGAACTGTGTGTCCCACACGTCGGTGGGCTGGTCATCTACAGCTACGGCCACCAACAACACCTCGGCCTCTTCGGCGTAGCGATGCGCCCCGTGCTTGATAGGCACAGGGCTGTATGTTTCGAGGTCAAGCCAAAGTGTGGACATCAACGCTTCCCGTGCAGGATCTCGCTGACGCGACCGAGGTTTATGCCGTGGGCAGTCGCGATCTCTTGGTACGCTAGGTCGGGGAAGTCCGCGGCCATCTGGCGCACGGACGCACGGACGGCTGCCGTGATGCGGCGGCTGCTGGTAGGCGCACGCGTATAGCTGCGGCGGCGTGTCTCTTCGGACAGTTTGTGGATCTTAGTCGCGATGTAAATCTGACGCCGGGCGAGCGTTTTGCTCTCATCGGTCAGCTCGGTAATCAAGTCACGGATCTGTGGTATGGTAAGTTTCATGCTGATACTCCTCTATTCTGGTGAGCCGCGCGATCGTGTATCAGCAACGCAGGAGCAACCCGCACCACGCGCGGCTCGCCAGAATAGAGGTGCGCCGGTCTTAAGGGTGGATAGAGACCGACGCACCAATCTTATACAGTTAGAGCAGATCCATGCCAAGAGCCTTTTTGTAGGTCTCCAGTATGGCCTCCATCTCCGCCCGATCGTCCTTGGTCATCTTCCGCAGGCGGACGATTTGACGCATGATTTTCGCATCGAAGCCGAAGGCTTTCGCCTCACTGTAGACGTCGCTGATGTCATCCGCGACGCCCTTCTTTTCTTCCTCCAGACGCTCAACACGCTCGATTAAGAGGCGCAGTTGCTCTTCGCTGGAGTTGTGGCCGATTACGCTCACAGGATGTCCTCGGCGTCGGCCTTGGCCTTAGCAAAGGCGGCGAACTCATCAGCAGATGCTGGCTTTGAGCCACCACCGAAGTTCTCACCCTCGCCTGTCAGCATGATGCCACGCAGCGAACAGTTGATGCGACGGCCCCAGTCCTTGCTGTCCTGCGCCCAGATCTCGATCGAGGCGTTGACAACGGCACCGCTGAACGCCTCGCGCTCGATGTCCGCCTTACCGACCACGTCGTCACCGTAAGCGTTGTACACGCTCGGCTGGGTCTTGGGGTTGCGCGTGGACAGGTAGTGCTTGTCTTCAAAGCCCTGATACGGCTCGCCGGAGGTCTTGTTCTTGTAGACCTTCTTTGTGAAGGCGACCTTGTCGTCCTCGGTGAGGGTGGCGAGAATGTTCGAGCCCTTATCGCCCCACTCTTCCTTGGCAACTTCCAGCATCGCGGCTTCGATCGCCTTGTGCTGTTCGCTGTTGGGTACGATGGGGAACTTTGCGCCGTATGCTGGTTCACCTTTTCCGAAGGCCTGCGGCTCGGCAATGTTCGGGAAGGCAAGAACTACGTGCTTCAGCATAAGTTGTTTTTTAGCAGCCATTTTCAATTATCCTATTCTCAGTTTAGCGTTTTAATGAGGTCGCTGAAATCATCAGAGACCGGTTGTATGACCATCTCTGGTCGTTTATCCGTGGCCAGTGCCACAGATGGCTTGCCCACGCTTTGGGTGATAAGGTCGGTGACCTTAGCCCAGCGCTTGGGATTTTGCTTGAACACCTTCTCCGCCTTGGTCGGCGAAATCAAGCTCAAATCGTACATCTCGTCCTGACGCATGCGGAATGATTTGAAGAGGCCCTCGACCTCCGCCTCATTGCCCCACTTGCGGTGGCCGCGCTTGCCCTCGACCAGCTTGTAGCCGTCCACCTTCTGGCCGGCGAACAATCTGCGCTCGACTTCAGCGCGGACGGCCTTGCACCAATCCTCGACCAGCGCGACCTTGGACATGGCGATCGGCAGGTAGTTGTCGCCGGTCTCGCTGTCGACGGCCTCTGGCAGGAACTGCGCGAACTCATCAATGGTGCAGGCAGCGTCGCCGCCCACAACGTCGGTGATGTCGGCACGCAGGGCACTGCACGTGGCCTTCGCCTTGCAGAAGCGGCACTGCTTTTCGCCCGGCTCAAGGAACTCGGCCAGATCAGCCTCCTCGGCCGCCTCGGCCTCGCGGCACAGCTCCGCGCCGCGACGGACGTCATCGCCCGCGCTCAGAAGCTCTTGAACGGCTATGTGGTACTCGCTGACGAAGTTCAGGCGGGGCATGTGGATGTACATGCTGACCGTCTCAAAGACGCCCAGAACGTCGTACTCGTGCAGCGCGCCAAGGGCGTACATCATGAGCTGCGGGTTCTCCTCGGCCTCAACGCGAACGCCCATGCCGTACTTCAAATCGACCACAGTTAGGTTGCGGCCGGCCGTGTCCACGATGACCACATCGCTGGTGCCGGTGGCACCCTCCTCGCCCGTAAGGTGGCTGATGGGCACCTTGCGCTCAACGAGCAGCATCTTACCCTGCGCCAGCTCGCGGACCAGCTTTATGTAATCGTCAACGTAATCGGCCATGTCCTGCGTGACGCGCCAATCCACCATTTCGCCGTGGTCTTCGAACTCAAATATCTGGTTCACATAGTACTGGGCATTCGGTCTCTCGCTGGAAAGTATAAAGGCCGCCAGCTCGTGCGCGGCAGTGCCCTCACGGGCGTAACTGCTGCTCGTGTCTGGATAGGGTGCCTCAAGGACGACGCTGCCGGGGCAGCGCAGCCAACGGTGCGCCCCCGACGGTGATAGCTTTGCGTGTGCCATTATATCGCGTCCTGCAATGCAGTGACCAACTCCGGCCAGCGGGCTGGGTCGAGCAGCGATGCCTTCTCAACGCCGAACTGCGACAGGATCTCCTGCGCGGCCGGCTTGCCCAGCTTCTGCACCACGGCCAGCACGTGCGGCGCTACGTCCGTGTCAAAGTCCAATGCCGCAGGGGCAGGGGTAGAAGAGGTCTCCGTCGTCGTTGGCTGGCTCTCGGTAGCTTCTGCAACTGGGACACTCTTGGGGGCCGGAGTAGGGTCCACGGATGCGGCTTCGGCGACCTCCAACACCTGCATTGCGTTTACTGCGGCACGCGCGCCCTCAACGATGGCGTTTCCTCGTAAGTTGGCCCCGAGGGCCAACAGCTTGTCCGCCAGTTCGGGAATGGTGTTGCCGGTTACTTCGATCTTAATCATTTATCAGTTTCCTTTTCTCAGTTCGTCAATAATACGGTCGCGCTCTCCCAGCATCAGTTCGAGCTTGTCGATCTCCTGCTGTAGTAGATAGATCTTGTCGTCGAGCTGGTTCATGTCGAGCCGCGCGTCTTCGGCGGCCACCTTCGCCTCTTCGAGCTGTTCGTCAGCCTCGGCCTGCACCTCGCGGAAGCGCTCGGCCAGAACGACGGCCAGCTCTACGGTCGGGTGGTACTTCGCCTCTTCGAGGAGGTTGCTGTCCTCGCGCATGCGGTAGTGATTGCGGTCTGTCATATCAAAAGTTCCATTCAATAGCGCCGCGCTCGGCGGCAATGCGGCGGGCGTCGCGTTTGTCCGCGACGACGATTGTCTCAACCTTAAAGGGCCGACCGTCACCACCGACGTGGTGGATGTCCAGTTCCTTACGGCCCTTTGCGTTGTAGTAGTTGGCGCGCAGCTCGGTCATTATACTTTCCTCGCTGCGATTTTGAGGACGGTGTAGCCCTTGACTACCTTCTGGTTCTTGCTGAACCAGCGACCGTCGACGCCCAGTTCGCGGAGCTTGGCTTCGGCAGCCTTGGGGCAGAGCGACGAACGCTCGGCCACTTCGCTGACGGTGGCACGGAAGAGGTCGCCCTCATGCGCGCCGACGCCAAGGTCTTTGATTTCGGCTTCAAGGAACTTCGAGATCTCCGACAGGCGGGCGATCTCTGCCTTGATGTCACCCAGACGGTCGGCTGGGTGGATGTTGCTGATGGTTGCAAATGCGGTGCTCATATTGTGTACTCCTTCGTTGCTGATGCACCCTAATGGCACATGCAATTAGGCATTGCAACACCTATTTGCAATTTTTTACTCATAAAAGATAATTTTTCCACCTTCCATGCGCAGCGGGCCGTCCTTCTCCTTGCTAAGTGCCTGAATTGCGCGGGTTACAGACTGCCTGCGCGTGTCCCGCTTGCCGTCCTCTGGTGGCTGCAATGCGGCCACGGCGCGGTCAATTAGCTCGATAGCGCTGACAATGCTGTCAGATCCGAACAGGGTCATAACCTCCAACACGTGATTTTCTACACGTCCGCGACGCTTCAGGCCGATGCGCTCCTCCTCGACCTTGACCGGCAATTCTGCGGGCACGGCAACGCAGCTCGTGATGATGTCGCCGTCATAGTCGATGCCGACCTCGACGACTTCAAGCCTGAAGGCCCAGCGGATGCCGTCCTCGCCGTCCTTCATCTTCTCGATGATGATCTCGCGTGTGCCGTCCTCGTGACGCACCACTTCGATCTGGACGTCGGCTGCGGCCTTCAGGCCCGACCAGCCACGCACGCCCTTGCTGAGATCCTTGCCGGCGTGGGCGACGACAAGGTTCATGGCGCGCGTCGCCTCGTGCAGGAGCTTCAGGTTCGCCAGTGCGCGGCCCACGTCCTCGGATGTATTCTCATTTGCGCCGGGTGTCACCTGCGCGAACGTGTCGACTATGACCAAGTCCACGGGGCCGATGTTGTTAAGCTCGGCTATCACCTCGGAGACGTCGTCACTGTCAAGGAAGTTCGGCGCGGCCGTGATGACGTGCACGTCGATGCCCTGCAAGTTGAAGTCATGGTAGCGGGCGTACGCCTCGCCGCGCTTGCCGATGCCCGCGCCGCCCTCTGCGGCGATGATCGCGACACGCCCGCGCGTCGTGCGCCGATCGCGCCACGCGATGCCGCGTGCGACCGAGAAGGCCAGATCCAGCGCCACGAACGTCTTGCCAGATCCCGACGCGCCGAAGAGCACGCCCAGCTCGCCCCTCGGCAGGACGCCCTTGATCAGCCAGTCCATCGGCGGTGCGAGGGACAGGTCGTATATCGGCACGGGGCCGAAGCGGCCTAAACTCTTTTTGGGCAGCTCAGCCATGATCGCCTCGGCCTTGGCGAGCACTTGTTCCCTGCTGGCTGCCTCACTGGGGCGGTAGCCTGCCTCCTTGGCCATCTTGATGACCGAGGCCATTGTTATGGACGCGCGGCCGGGTGTCGGCCCACGGAAGCTGCGCCACTGGTACTCCACGCCCTCCGAGCCGGGGTATGTGACGCCGTCAGACGACCACTCGTCCCAAAGGTACAGGCCGGTGTCATCACCCTCCGTCTCGTGATGGATGGCCGTACCGATGCGGATCCACTCCTCGCGGCTGCAATCCGGGCTCAGGTGCCGCAGGATGTCCTCGATCTGCTCTATGGAAAGGCCAAGCGGCCTCTCGCGACCGAGCATGAAGTCCTCACTGTCGATGGTCGTGCGGGACTTACCGAAGCGGCGCTGGCATGCGTCAACAACAGCCTGCGGCAGGGGCGCGATGCGGTCCTCGTATCCGAGGATGTCCACGTGATCGAGCAGCCAGCCGGTGAACGTCGTAAAGCCCGCAGAACTGAATGCCTCCACTGCGAACTCAGGCCCCTCGTTGCGGGCCTTTCGGTTCTCAAGCAGGTTCGGAGGCCCGAAGAAGATGGCGTGTATGCCCTGACCGCTGGGGCTGAACTCTGCGTACGTGCTCTCGACCAGACTGAGGATGTCCGGACGCACGACGCCGTCCGTTACGCACGCGTCGAAGTCGAGCGTGACGACACCGCCGGCAAGCGTGTGCGCAAAGCCCACGCCGTCAAAGCCGCCCTTGATGGCAGCCTCGCGGGCGGCCGCAAAGGTTGTCAGCTTGGCCATGTCCTGCGGCGCGCCCTGCGTGCCATGCCGGCGCTCGCCGGTTGGGTAGTAGGGCACCTTGCGTGCCTTGGCCTCGCCGGGAAAGGGCTCGAGCCTCCAGCACAGCCAGTACGGCAGGTCGCGCAAGGGCGCTGGCGCTTTCATTTCGCGCAGGTGTGGTGTGATACGCTGGACGGCGGTCATGTTGCCTCGGCCTTCTTAAAAAGTGTGTGCTGCGGGCGTGCTCAATGCGCGGACAAGGTTGGGGTCCATCAGCCGACTTCGTTCAACACCAAATATGGTCTCAATAATAAGAGAGCGCTCGGGCGGAACCCAGCCACGCTTCCGCCAGTTGTAGACCGCCTGATGCGTGACGTTCATGCTCTTTGCAAAGCGCACGATGCCGCCGCCGCGCTCAATGGCAAGGTCGAGGGCCGCGATACGTTCATCCTTGGTGGTCATTGAAACGTCTTCCCCTTGGGGCCGATGCGGCCTGTCTCAGGGTTGCGGAAGTAGCCCTTGGCGATCTGCGCCTTGAGTTTGTTGTTCAGGGTTGTCCACTTCTTGTGCTCAACCCAGTGCGCGGCCTGCGCATCTTCGAACTCTTTACGTACGCGGCGCAGTGCGCCCCAAGGGTTAAGGGTGTCCAGTATGTCCATTTGCTTTCTCCTACTGATTGACGTGTGACATGTGCAATCCAAAGTTGCAAGTGCCTATGATAAAATAATCGACGACTTTGGCTGCGGGGCCTCTCCCCGGTGCAGATTGTCCTCGATGCTCTCGATGATGCCGCCCACGAAACCGCTGGCGAAGCGCAGGGTCTCGACGTCCGCAGTGATGCTGCCGCGCAGGGCGACGTCTATGCCTTGCTGCATCGACACCAGCATCTCAATGACGGCGGCCTTCTCGGCCTCGACGGCCTCTGTTATCTTCTTGCTCATAGTGCTGCCTTTCGGTTTTCAAAGAATTTCATTAGTGCGCGCAGCAAATCATCAGATCCCTGCTTTGCGTTTGCGCGCATGCGCTGCTCCTCGGCAGTGGAAGGCATGGGTGTGCGGCTCTGCGCACGCTCGGCCTTCATCGCCTCCCTCTGGGACGTCTTCTTACGCAGCGCGACCACGCGGGCTATGTCGACGTGGAAGTAATCGGCGATGGCCTTGTCGTCCGTTATGTACGAGCAGGCACGCTTGATGTCGGTGTCGTTAACTCTGAATGTCTTTGTCATGCCCACCAATCCTCTTCCATCTCTTTGCGCTCTTGCGCTGTCGTCTTTGGGGCTGTCGCGATCAGGTAGGTGGTGAGTATCACCAGCCCAACGACGATAACGAATAGCGGTGTGTCATTGGTCATTTGCTTTTCTCCAGTGCTGCAATGGCTTTCGCTTCGGCCAGATCAAGGGCAGGCCACGGATATATCCGTCCGCTGTCCCGGCGGACAGCCTCGGCGAAACCAGTCTTGCCGCAAACGGCGTGAAGCAGATCCGCCAAAGCCTCACGCAGCGCATCGCACCGCACAATAGGGTTTGCGCAGCCGTCGTAATAGCCACGGTCGAACTGCGCCTGTGCTTCGGCCCGCAGCCTTTCGATCTCTGCCGCTTGGGCTTCGCAGTTGGGGCAGTGTTGGGTCTTAATCATCAGCGTGGCTTCCCTCTGGCTCAAACACATAGCCAATCATGCTATGCAGTGGGCGCAGGATTGTTTTCTTGGTCGGGTCAATCTTGAACGTGTGCATCGGGTTGCCATCGGCTGCGCTCACCACCGTGAACGTGACAGTCTTGGGCTGGCGCAGCCGCTCGTTCTCGGCCTCCAGTTCAATAACGCGGACCATGTAGGCTTGAAGTTCATTCACAAAATCCAATGTATTTTCGTCACACATCGTTCTTCTCCCTATCTTAGCCTCGTGATGAAGGTGACGCCTTCGATCGTGCGGCACTTGTAACAGCGACCCTTTCGGATGCCGTACTGGCTCACATTCCGAGCGATGCGCTTCGGATCGCCCGGCTTGTCTGCCGGCATGCTCACGCTCTCGCCCACGGCTAGGTCGCCCATCGGGTACGTCATGGGGCGGCTCACGCGAGGATGCCCCGCGCTACGCAGGCCTGACGCAGAACCTCGGCGGGACGGAAGCCCCATATGCGGTACGCCTCGCCGTACTCGCGGGCGACGGTGCTGAGCTTAGCCTCGTTGATGCGTAGCTGCACCTTCAGGGCCTCCTGCTCCTTGAGCAGCTCGGCTGCGCGCAAGAGCACGTCGTGCTGTGTGTCCTCGGTAATCATGCTTCAATCTCCTTGAGAAATGCTTCCTCAACTGTCGGCTGGCAGTGCCAGTCCTCGAACGCGTCGACGTCCTCGCGGCGGAAGTCATTCCACAGGTCGTTCAGGTACTCGTCGCGGATAAGCTCCAACTGCGCCTCGTGCTCGAGTGAGAACTCGTCGGTGGCGCGGGCGTGCTCTACGGCCTGCGCCAGTATCGCCACGGTGCGTTCGTCGTTGGTCCAGTTGATCATGTCGTGTACTCCTTGTTGCTGATACAGCGTCAATATAGTGTTTGAGGGTATATGCAACAACTATTTTGTGCGCTCTGCATAGACTTTGTCGATGAGGGCGCGCAGCGCCTCTTCGGGCACCTCCTCGCCGTCAAGGGTGCTGCGAACCCACTCCTCGATCTCAGCGTATACCGGATCGACCGGGGCGACCTCCGGCTCCAGTGCGCGGATGCGGCCGTCAAGGACGGTAAGCCACACCTCGTGGTCGTTGAACCAGCGGTCCAACTGCTCGGTCTTCCCGCCGAAGTGGGATATGTTCTTGGCGTGCTCGGAGAACTTCAGGACCATCCTGTTGTGCGTTTCGGTCAGGTTCTTGAAGGCTTCCTCCAGCGCGATCATGCGGGCAGTTAGCGGGTTCTCAACGGCGGCGTTCGCCGTGTTGGCGACGTACGTGCGTTGGCGCTTGTAGAAGCCCGGCACGTGCTTCAGATCGTGCGGGCGGATGAGGTTCGCAGCGCGCAGGGTGCGCATTGCGCTCTGCGTGCCGCTCAGGCTACAGGCAAGGGCCTCCGTAAGCTCCTGCACGGTGGCAGCGCCGTTGGCGGACAGGTGCTGTAGTACCTTCTTCTCGATTTTCGATAAGTTCATTGGTCTTCTCCTCAAACTGATAATTCAAAGGGCAGGAAATCTACCCACTCTTTGGCGCAGTTGCCCGATACACCAACCGCCTCGCCGCACTCTTTCCAAGTCGAGCCCTGCCTGCGCATGATGACGATGCGCCGGATCTTGGCACCAGTGCTTTGGTTGCTGCTGTACCTATTTCGGTTGCGCCCCCGAAGCCACGCCTCGTACTCGGCCACCGGCGCGATGGGCTTGGCCTGCATGGCCAGCCGCCTGCCGTTGTGGTGCACGGAGACGATCGTACCGTGCTTGGCCGTGGATGCGGGCGAGCTGTATATCTTATTGGCGCGGTACATGCTGCCAATGTCTCCGGTGCGCATGTCGGTCAGGCGGCGGCCTGTCATGTCAGTTTGGCCAGTGCGTCCAACAGCTCGCGATCGGCCAGCAGCACCTCGACGCAGGCACGCGCGCCGTCGATGGTGCGCCAGTCAATGTCGATGCTGTCGGTGATGGCGTCGTCGAAGACGTCGGCTAGGTGGATTTCAAATTCAGTGCGTGTCATGCTGCCTTCTCCTGCTTCTGGATGTGCAGTGCCTCGTCGAGCAGCGCCTCGCGCAGCGTGTGCAGCGCGGCCAGTCGGTCGAAGTGGATGGTGCGGTCAGAGGCGCAGGCCAGCGTGTCGCCGGGATAGTCGCGACCGTTGGGCGTGGCCTGCTTGAGGGCGTCGATGACCTCGTCGATCAGGCCCATCGCGGTGCGGCGTGGGTCGATGAGGTCGAAGGCGCTTGAGCCGTTGATGTTGAGGGTTGGTCGTATCATGTCGTGTGCTCCTGTGTTGCTGATGAGGTACCCTTAAACGATGCAATCCGATGTTGCAATAGCTATTTTTTGAGCAGTTGCTGCACGGCCCTGCGCGCCTCCTGCTGGGTGCTGGCACCGAGTATGGTCCACAGCTCCCGCAGGTGCGCCTGCGTCGTGACGCTGCCGCCGTAGGTCTTTGGTTCGTTGCTCATGTTACTCTCCTTAGCTGATGGTCAGGCCGTCGCGGATGATGCCCGCGTACACCGGTTTGAAGTAGCAGCGCTCGATGACGGTGCCGTTGGCCCAGTTCTGCGCATCCTCGGGGAAGCGCTCGTCCGCCCACGCCTTGGCCGCAGTGGTCTGCGGCTCAAGGATGATGATGCTGCCGTGATCCTGTACGTGGAAGTCTGTCATGTTACTCTCCCTTGAATGTCTTGATGATTGCGATGGTGATGATGGTGGGCAGGACGCCCAGAAAGAAGATGGTCGTTGCGATGTGAAAGGCTGTCATTATACTGATCCTAAATGTTGCTCGTTCATGAGCGATGCTATGTCTGGGTTTGCGTCACTGGCGGCCTCGTACAGGCCGTCATTGTATGCGGTCCACTGCTTGGCCGTCCAGTTGGAGGGCCGATCCAGTCGGAAGGTGTCGCGGTCGTGGTCGGCGCGGCCGAGATAGTAGAACGGCTCGTCGTCGCCATGTGGGGGGAAGCTCATGCCACGTCCCCTTCCGTCAGGTTGTCGGGGTAGACGCGGATGCCGTAGTACTCGGCGTCGTGGTACTCGACGCTGTCGCGGTCGAAGATCGACGGGTCGACCCAGCGGAAGCCGCCGTGCACGCTGGCGCTGGTCGTACGGGCACCGGCCGGCACGGTGACGCTGCCGCCGTGGCCGAAGGTGTGGGTGAACTCTTCCTTGACGCGAATGTTGTAGATCATGTCGTGTGCTCCTGTGTTGCTGATGTGGTGGGGGACCGAAGTCCCCCGTGTTGTGTTAGATGCGGTTGGCTGCGACGATGGCGCAGAGGATGGCGGGGTGCTTGTGGGTGCGGTAGAAGTCGCCGCAGTTGTATTCCCACTCGTCGTCGCACTCGAAGCGGTGGGCCGTGCCGAACAGTTCGCCATCGTAATAGAAGTCGACGGTGTGGAAATCGTACTTGGGGTCGTCGCCCTTGGCGGTGTTGAAGTTGCGCAGTTCAAAGTCATAGCCATTGAACGAGAACTTGTTGTCGCGGATGTTGATGGTGGCTTCTTCGCCGGACCAGTTGCTCTTGTTGAAAGTGATGAAAGTCATGATTTTTACTCCGTTTCTTCGTTGCTGATGCACTCTCCTAGAATAGGTTTGAGGGTATGTAAACCCTCAAAATGCATTTTATTTGCAACACGTGCATTTTTTTACTCGTGTTGCATGATGGAGGGTACTGCAACGCGGTGCAACACGAGTAATTTATTACCAGTACCGCAGAAATCCTATTGTCTTAGGACGTGCAACGCGGTGCAACACGGTGCACCATTTAGTTCGTGTTGCAGCTGCAACGCCACCTGCAACGCCGAGGAGGCCTCTTAATCTCCGATTAAGGCCCTCTCGCGTTGCATGTTGCACGCGTTGTGCGTTGCGTTGCGGTGTGGGAAAGTTGGCCCTTCTCGTGGTGCAAAATGTCGGCACCCCTTGCCAATGGGTTTCGCGGTGCGTATGTTGCGCGCATTGACTGGTAGCACTGTGTAACCGAACGGAGCATGCAGAATATGGCCAAGCGCCAAACGAAACGGACCCCCGAGGTCGAGGAGCGTATCATCGAGGGGCTGACCGATGGCGTGCCCCTGCGCGTTCTGTGCAGGCAGGATGATATTCCAAGCTGGCGTACTGTGTATGACTGGATAAACGCAGACCCATCCTTTGCCTCACGCGTCGCATACGCGCGCGATTTGGGCTTCGAGGCCATCGCCGAGGACATCCTCGACATCGCCGACGACACGCCCGCCATCAGCGAGCACGTGCAACGCAGCAAGATGCGCATCGACACGCGCCTGAAGCTGCTCGCCTGCTGGAGCCCGAAGCGCTACGGCAACAAGCAGGACGTCAGCATCGGCAACAAGGAGGGCGAGACCCTCAAGGTTCAGAGCAACGCGGAGAATGCTGCACTCACGTTGCACCTCGCCGAGGTGCTGCGCGACACGGACGTGCCGACGTGATACATCGCCGCCGTGAGGCCGAGCTGGTCAAGCCGGGCATCAACCTTATGTGGGAGCCGAAGGCCAAGGGCGCGATCGTCAAGACACCGTGGTTCAGTTGGTACATCACATGGAACCGGCACACGCGCCGCCTGAGCTTCGCCGTGCCGCACGGCTTCAACTGGCGCGCGCCACTCGGCCCCTGGCGTCGCATCCGCGAGCTTGAGGCCGAGGCGAAGATACACGCGACCGAGAAGTACGCGCTCAACCACGCGCTGCATCTGGCGAACGAGCGGTACGACAAGATCCGCGCGGCCAATCATGAGCTGCGCGAGACACTGACACTCTACCGATCGCAATGACCGACGTCGCCGCGCTACTGTCAAAGCTCAGTCCCGAGCAGCGCGTCCACCTCGACTGGCAGCGCCGCTGGCGATCGACGGCCCGGCCGAACCAGATCGTGGGGCGATCGAACTGGACCGAGTGCGGCTATCTAGCCGGGCGCGGCTTCGGAAAAACCAGAGTGGGGAGCGAGTGGGTCACGCGCGCAGTCTTCGAAGATGCGAGCGGCTACGATAGCTGCGTCATCGCGCCCACCTATCAGGACGTGAAGTTCACCTGCTTCGAAGGGCCGGCGGGCATCCTGTCAGTGCTGCCGCCCGAGCTGCTGGTAGAACACAACAAGACTGACATGATCATCAAGATGCGAAATGTTGCAGGTGGTGTGTCGACCATACGCGGCTTCACGGCAGAGAAGCCTGAGAGGTTGCGTGGTCCCCAGCATACACGGGCGTGGTGCGATGAGCTGGCCGCATGGCAGTACGACGAAGAGACGTGGGACATGCTGATGATGGGCATGCGTCTGGGCGACACGCCGCAGGTGCTCTGGACCACGACGCCCAAACCGAAGGAGCTGATACGCAAGTTGAGCCTGCCGAAGGAGGGCCGCACCATCGTGCGTGGATCCACCTTCGACAACAAGGCGAACCTGCCCGACAGCTTCTTCGCCTCGTTGGAGCAGTACGAGGGAACAACGCTCGGCAGACAAGAGTTATATGGCGAGCTTATAGACCCCGAAGAGAGCGGCATCGTCAAGCGCAGCGACTTCCGCCTGTGGCCGGCCAAGAAGCCGCTGCCCGCACTGGACTACATCATCCTGTCACTCGACACGGCATTCACCGAGGCGACGTACGACAAGAAGAGCGGCGACGCGGACAGCACGGCCTGCGTCGTGATCGGCAGCTTCCACGACAAGGACAACGTCAGCCACCTGATCGTGCTCGACTGTTGGTCCGAGCAGATGGGCATGCCCGAGCTGATCAAGCGCGTGAAGAAGGAACTGAACGTCGCGTACGGCGACGATCAGGACGTCGCGTTGATCAAGCCGATGTTCGGCGGCGCGAAGCCAATAACGTCGGGCCGCAAGCCCGACCTGTGCCTGATCGAGGACAAGGGGAGCGGCATCAGCTTGAGACAGATGCTCGAACGGGAGGGCATCGACGCTTATGCCTACAACCCCGGTCGGGCAGACAAGCTGGCGCGCCTGCACATGGTCAGCCACGTCTTCGCACGCAAGCGGGTGTGGCTGCCGGAGAGCGACAAGTTCCCCGGCAGGCCGCGCACGTGGGTAGAGCCGATGCTCGCGCAACTGTGCGCATTCACCGGGCCGAAGAGCGTCAAGCACGACGACTATGTCGACGCCATGACACAGTGCGTGAGACTGTGCCTCGACAAGAGACTTGTTTCAGTGATAAAGGAAACCAAGAAGGTTGAGGACGACCGTCCGCCGCCGAAGGTTATCCAAAACCCGTACGGGCAGTAAGGATTAGGTAATGATCGAAGACGAAGAAATGCTCGAAGGCGAGATGGTTGAGTTCGAAGGTGAGGACGTGAGCGACGTCGAGGACACCGAGGACGGTGGCGCTATCGTCACGCTCGAAGAGAACGGACCGGCCGCAGGCGAGAGCGAGTTCTACGACAACCTCGCAGAAACTATGCCCGAACCGGACCTAAAAGCTCTGGCGTCGAAGTTCCTCGAACTGATCAGCAAGGACAAAGAGGCGCGCAAGAAGCGCGACGAGCAGTACGAAGAGGGCATCCGCCGTACAGGTCTGGGCGACGACGCCCCCGGCGGCGCGCAGTTCAACGGCGCGTCGAAGGTCGTGCACCCGATGATGACCGAGGCGTGCATCGACTTCGCGTCGCGCGCCATCAAGGAGCTTCTGCCCCCGCAAGGTCCAGCCAAGGATCTGATCGAGGGCGAAGTCACGATGAAGAAGATCCAGAAGGCGAAGCGCAAGACGTCGCTCATGAACTGGCAGCTCACGGTGCAGAGCCAAGAGTTCCGCTCGGAGCTTGAGCAACTGCTGACGCAGGTGCCACTGGGCGGCGCGCAGTACCTCAAGATGTCGTGGGACGAGGCGCGCAACCGCCCCGGCTTCCTCGCCGTCATGATCGACGACATGTACCTGCCCTTCGCGGCGACCAACTTCTACACCGCGCAGCGCAAGACGCACGTGCAGTACCTGACGCAGCTCGACTACGAGCAGCGCGTCGAGAGCGGCATGTACCGCGACGTCGACCTGACGCCTCCGGGCCTTGAGCCTGACCGCTCGGCCGCCGACATCGCCAACGACAAGATCGAGGGCCGCACCGACACCAGCTACAACGAGGACGGACTGCGCACCGTGTTTGAGTGCCACGTCATCGCCGACGTTGAGGGCGACGGCAACGCGCCGTACATCATCACCATCGACAAGCCGTCGAGCAAGGTGCTCGCGATCTACCGCAACTGGGACGAAGAGGACGACAGCCGCGAGCCGCTTGACTGGTTCGTTGAGTTCCCGTTCATCCCATGGCGCGGCGCGTACCCAATCGGCCTGCCGCACATGATCGGCGGCCTATCCGCTGCCGCGACCGGCGCGCTGCGCGCACTGATGGACAGCGCGCACATCCAGAACGTGCCGACGATGCTCAAGCTGAAGGGCGGCACACGCGGCGGCCAGTCGCTGAACATCCAGCCGACGCAGGTCGAAGAGATCGAGGGCGGCCTCAACGTGGACGACGTCCGCAAGCTGGCCATGCCGATCCCGTTCAACCCACCATCGCCGACCCTGTTCCAGTTGCTCGGCTTCGTGGTCGACGCAGGCAAGGGCGTGGTCCGCACGTCGATGGACAATCTGGCCGACCAGAACCCGAACGCACCAGTCGGCACGACGCTCGCCCTGATCCAAGAGGGCATGACCGTGTTCTCGTCAATCCACGCGCGTCTGCACAGCGCAATGGCCCGCACGCTGCGCATCCTGCACCGCCTCAACGCGATGTATCTGGACGACGCGGACGTGAAGCACGAGGTCGGCGAAGTGCTGGCCACCCGCGCAGACTTCGAAGGTCCGATGGACGTCGTGCCTGTGTCCGACCCGTCGATCTTCAGCGAGGCACAACGCTTTGCGCAGGTGCAGGCCGTGTCGCAACGCGCCGCTGCGCTGCCGCAACTGTACAACCAGCGTAAGGTCGAGGAGCGTCTGCTTGAGACGCTGCGCGTGCCGAACCCGAAGGAGCTGCTCAACCCGGCGCTGGAGCCGAAGCAGCAGAACGCGGTGAACGAGAACGTCGCGGCCACGATGGGCCGACCGATTGTCGCCTTCCCCGAGCAGGACCACATCGCCCACCTCAAGACGCACCTTGCGTACATGACGAACCCGGCGCTCGGCGCAAGCCAACTGATCGCGCCGTCGTACCTGCCGGTGATACTGGGCCACATCAAGGAACACCTTGCGCTGTGGTACGCGTCGACCGTGCTTGAGCTGGCCGAGGACACGTCCGGCATCGACATCTCCGAGGACATGAAGAACCTAAAGGACGACGAGGCACGCCGTGCATTCGACCGCATGCTGGCCGAGGCATCGCAGACTGTGGTCTCCGACGCGGCCGAGGTGTTCGCATCGCTGCCGCCTGTCATTGCGCAGGCCATGCAGATGATGCAGCAGTTCGCGCCGCAGGTTCCACCAGACCCACGCGTTGCGCTCGAGGGCCAGAAGCTACAGGCGCAGGCACAGCGCGATCAGGCGCAGATGCAGCTCGACGGCCAGAAGATGCAGATGCAGATGCAGAAGGACCAGACGGCCATGCAGATCGAGGGCCAGAAGATGCAGGCCGACGCGATGCAGAGCCAAGCCGAGATGCAGCTTCAGGCGCAGAAGCTCCAGATCGAGCAGCAGCTTGAGCAGATGAAGCAGGACCGCGAGGACGCCCGCACATCGGCAGAGCTGAACGCCCGCATGACTATGAACCAGCAAGACAACCAGACGGCCATGCAGCTTGCGCAGGCCGAGATCATGTCTGGCGAACGCATCGCGGTGTCAACAGGCACCGGGATAAACCCGAACCCGTAAGGAAATCCATATGGCAGATAATGCAAAGACCGCGACACCGAAGGGCAAAAGCCCGAAGGCCAGCGACAAGTTCATTCCCATGCACAAGAAAATGGCAATGGGCGTCATGCCTTCTGTTGGTAAGTCACCCAAGACACCAGCATGAGGATAGAGACCCTCCTCCAACGTCTTGAGACAGAACAGTCAGCGATGGCTGTTGAGGCGCTGGAGAGGCCGTCCGGCAAGACCGAGTTCGATTATGGACGCGCCGTTGGCCTGTACGCTGGATTGCAGCGGGCCAAGGAAATCCTGATCGACGCGGTCGCGGAGGACAACAAACGTGAATTTTAGGAGCACACATGCAGATAAACGGAAATAGCGTCGAGTTTACTTACGACGGCCTCGATGAAGCATTCCCACCCTGTGACGCAGGCGTGAAGCCGTTCGGCTCTCGCGTGCTGGTACAGATACGCACGCCAAAGACGAAGACGAAGGGTGGCATCATCCTGACGGGCGACGTCCGCGAGACGGAGCACTACAACACGCAGGTAGCCAAGGTCATCGACGTCGGCAGCCTCGCGTTCAAGAACCGCAACACAATGGAACATTGGCCCGAAGGGTCGTGGTGCGAAGTCGGCGACTTCGTCCGCGTGCCCCGCTACGGCGGTGACCGTTGGTCGGTAAAGACCGATGATGGAGAAGAGGCCATCGTCGTAATCTTCAACGATCTTGATTTGGTGGGCAAGGTCACTGGTGACCCGCTTGCCGTCAAGGCATTCCTCTAGGAGCATGAATATGGCTGACAACCAACTTACAGAAAATGACGGTGAAGACGAGTTCGAAATCATCGAAGGCGAGGCACCCGTTGAGGACGCCGCGACCGACGATGACGACGATGATGACGATGATGGCGACGAGCGTCTTGGCGACAGCGAGGACGACAGCGACGAGGAAATCGCCAGCAAGAGCCGCAGCAACGTCAAGCGCCAGAAACAGCGCGAGCGGCAGCGGCGCGCCAAGGAGCACGCAGATCGCGAGCTTGCCGAGCTGCGTGAGCAGAACGATGCGCTACTGCGCCGCGTCTCTGTGATCGAAGGCAACACGCTTGCCAGCAACGTAAACGCTCTCGACCAACGCATCGCGCAGGCTCAGGCCGACGTGAAGCAGGCCGAGGCGATCATCGCACGCGCAGTCGAGGCTGGTAACGGCGACGACGTGGCAACGGCGATGCGTCTGCGTGACGAGGCGCAGTACGAGGCGCAGCAACTGTGGCAGCATAAGCAGCAAGTGGAGCAGGTCCGCCAGCAGCACGCCAACCCCGGCCCTGACCCACGCGTAGTAAATTACGCGAAGGAATGGATGAACGCGAACCCGTGGTACGACCCCAGCGGCCGTGACGAGGACAGCGCCATCACGAAGGTCATCGACAACCAGCTCGCATCTGAGGGGTACAACCCCAAGGACGCCGACTACTGGCACGAACTGACCCGCCGCGTGGCCGCACGCATTGGTGACGACGAGGCGGAAACCCGCCAAAGTCCTAACAAACGCAGGGCACCACCGACCGGAACGACGCGTGAGCACGCGCCCGTTTCGACTAAGAAAGAAATCTACGTGACACCCGAACGAAAGCAAGCTATGATAGACGCAGGTATCTGGGATGACGTTCCACGTCGTAACCAGATGCTCAAGGCTTATCAGGCTTACGACAAAAGTTCGGCTCGCTGAAAACTGGAGTGAGACAACATGACAAATAGTACTGATGAGCGTTTGAAGAAGGAACTCGGTGTAGGACGGCAGTCACGCGAAATGGAGGACCGACAGGTCACCGAAAATCGCGAAGTGACTGATGACGACCGGCTCGAGATGTTCCGGGCGCAGTTATTTAATGACGCACTACCTGATCTACCGAATATACCGGGATATCACATGTGCTGGCTCACGACGACGAACCCTCGTGACCCTATCCACCGCCGCATTCAGCTCGGTTACGAGCCGATCAAAGCGTCGGAGGTGCCGGGCATGGAGTTCGCCTCAGTCAAGACGGGCGAATGGGCCGGAATGATTGGGGTAAACGAGATGATCGCGTTTAAGCTGCCCGAAACCTTGTATCAAAGGTTTATGCAGGAAGCTCACCACGATGCTCCGTTACGTGAGGAGAACAAGCTGGCTGAAACCGCAGAGATTATGCGGCAACAGGCAGAAGGTTCGGGCAGCACGTTGTTTGAGGGTGACGGGATGATGGAGATGCGTGAGCATAACCCGCGCATTGGTCTTTTCGACTGATAGCGGGTCCACCCAACCAACAAGAGGTTTAAGGCTATGTCTTCGGTATCACAACCGTTCGGCCTACGTCCTGTATACTCGCCAAGCGGTGTGGTTCGTCCTACCGCCTACTCGATCCTTACAGGCTACGCGTCGAACATTCTCCAGAACCAGCCAGTCAAGATTGTAACGTCTTCGACCGGCGAAGGCACCATCGCTGCGGCCGCCATCGGCGACCGCTTCATCGGCACCTTCCAAGGCGTTGAGTTCACAGACACAGACGGTCGCCGTCGCGTGTCCAACAAGTGGACCGCATCGCTCGCAGCGACTGACATCGTTGCATACGTCACGCTCGACCCGACCATCGTTTACGAAATCCAGAGCAACGCTGCTCTGAACGTAACCGACATCGGTAAGCAGTACGACTTCACCACCATCGGTACTGGT